TGTAAAGTTTCTGGACCAGAAAATGCTTCTAGTGTTGGGTTTGTAAAATTATTATCTTCAGGCATGATAGAACCTAGTCCACCTTCATCTCCACCACCTTCTCCTAGTGTTGATTCTGCCGAATTTATTTTTTGACTAAGTGCAGCTAGTTCTTGTTCTGCTGATGATACATTACTTCCTAATTGATTTAGTCTAGGAAATATTCCACCACCTTCTTGAAAAGCAGCTCTGCCTCCGTCTGCTAAAAATCTATATGCCGTAGGATCTTCTTCTTCAACTTCTGGTATAACTTTATCTTGTACCAAAGGTAAAGTAGTAAGGTCTCCTCTTTCAGCTCCTGCACTCTTTGCATCGATGCCACCTGTGGAAAAAGCCATTGGGTTTCCTGCTGCATCTATTTCTCCAGACTGTCTTCTAGATATATAATCACTATAAACTTCTTCTTGTTCGTCTGGACTTAACGCATTAAACGTTTCTTGATTCATTCTTTGACCATTATAAGTAAATTTACCTGCGTCTAGAACACTTCTTCTATTACCAAATGTACCAGTAAAATTTGGATCAGAAAAAAACTTTCTAGTTTTAATAGCGTTTTCTGTAAGCATGGGTCCAAACAAAAGATTTAAAGCACCTACTCCACCAGTTTTTCCTTTTGGAATATTAAAAAAATTATCTTGTTGTTTTATTCTTTTTATTTCTCTTGGAGTTAAATTTGGATCTTTACTAAAATCTATATTTAAAGGATTTTTACCTGTAGCGTCTGCAGTTCTCCTGTCTTGTGTATCTGTGGTACGACTTCTATCTGGTCTAGAATCAGGACTTGGACCGTAACCTTTAGACGCTCTTTTATCTACACTTTTTTTATCAGAAGCACCCATATCAGCACCACCACCTCGAAGTCCGATACGTCCACCTTTTTGCATTAATTGTTTGTATTGTTGTGCGTTTGTTATGGCCATTGTAGTATTTTATTTGGTTTTTTCTACGTCGTCAATATGTTTAAGACTCAATAATTCATCAAAGAAACGACCCTTGTATTGATACTCCCCAACATGGGTTATGTATTCAGTAACAAGAGCATGTATCTTACCGTCCATATCTCTCCATCTTTGACAGAATCCGAAGTCTTCACCAAAATATCTTTTGGTTTTTATATCATGTAGTGTATCAAATAAATTAAAAAAATTCTCCCTTTTTATTTCTTTTCCGTTAATAATTGTTGGTTGAAATATCTCTAATTCTGGGTGATTTTTAATCATCTTTTCTAGTACATGTCGCTTGATTAACATACATCCGGTAGGAGCATGAGTCACTTCCATAATACCTTTGTCTACTTTTATGTTCTTCTTATCCTTTACCTTCATTGGATACATCAAACCATTAGCAAGTAAGTCTTCTTTAGTCTTAACCATGTCTGTCTCTTTTAGTCTCTTCCAAGCCTTATCTACATCATAGTTCTTCATAGGATAAGGACAGGCAATAACATCTTTGTCTGCTTCTATCATTTTCATAATAGTATCAAACTCAAAGTCTATGTCAGAGTCTATAAATAACATATGCTCATAGTTATGTTCGTGGTTCAAGAAATCTGATACACATAAGTTTCTACCTTGTGTAACTAGTGATGACTTCAACATTGTAAAACTAACCAATATGTTTTTCTTTAAACACTGTTGTTGAAACATTAATACTGATTGACAATAGTGCATAGACACATCGCTATGACAAGGTGTACAAACCATAATCTTATACTTAGGTTTGTTATCTAAACTTATCTCTATTGTGTTAGGTTCTTCTTTGTTAAACCATATAGGTTCATTGTTTTGCATTGATTGCTCCTTTTAAAAAATTAGTCCAGGCCATAGCTTGCTTGTCCCAGTTATAATATTGATTAGTATACTTTGATTGAAACTTTAAATGATCTTGTATTACTTCGTTGTCTAAAGTCAATGCTGCAGCTTCTATTGCATTTGCAAAGTTCTTAGCTAGTTGTTTACGGTCCGTTAAATATGGTACATAGATTGGAAACTCTGCACCTGTTTCAAACAATGCACCTAGATTAGTTGTAATACAATACAATCCACCTGCCATACATTCTAGTAATGATATACAAGAAGTCTCTTCCCATATACTAGGATAAGCATACATCTTATAGTCTTTGATGTGTTCTCTTATGTATTCGTTTGTTTTATACCCAATGTAATTTACATTAGGCAATACTTCTGCTTGCTCGTAAAGTGTTTCATAATATTTATGGTTAGCGTCATGAAAGTCTTTACCATAAACTTCTGTAGATGAATAAACATCCAAACTTATCAACGGGTTCTTAACTAACTGCATTGCACCTAATAAAACATTCAATCCTCTCCAAGGTGTGTTTTGATGTATAATCTTTATAGGTTGACCTTTTATATAAGGTGTTGTTGGTTCTATCTTCTCTATACCATTCTTTATAACTACACATTTACTTGTAGGTAAATCAAATGCTATTCTAAACTTCTCAAAGGTCCAATGACTATTAAACACATACCAGTCATACTTGTTGTGATTGCCGTGGTCCGTGAACCATGGTGCTAGATTCGGTTGATCGTATGAATTCTTTTGCCATAAGATATTTATCTTATCTTTAGCCAGCGGTATTTTTTCAGGGATCGATGTACAAATAGAAAATTTATCAAGTAGAGTTTTATCTACATGGTTTTTTAAAAATTCTAATTGTAACTCCGTTCCACCTTTAGGTGTTTGATTCATTGTTTTGATTCATTACTTTCTTTAAAGCTTCTAATCCTTTTGGTGATACTTCTACAGTAACATCTTCTGCAATGTCATTAATAGTTGTATCTGTATTAGGATCAGCAACATCTGAGTCTTTCTCTTCTTTAGTTGCATAGACACGTTCTGTTTTAGTGTTTCTTATAACAACTGTAGTTGTACAATGTATTTTAAGTAAATCGTCAGACACTAGCCGTTCTCCTGCGATCTATCTATTAAAGCATAACTAACAGAGCCTGTTATTTCATTTGCAGTTCCTGCCTGCATCTTTATAGCATCTCCTGCTTCTAAGTTTAAGGGTCCTGTTATCATACTGTCTGTATCTTTATTTATTTCTTTATAAGCTATTTTAACATCTGATCCACCTGATTTTTTTAAAATTAAATGTGCATTGACATTACTTGCTGTATCATGGACCGCTTGTACAGTTCTAACAATAGCAATAGCTGATGTCGATATAGACAACACTGTTGTTGCATTAGTAGATGTTAAATCAAATGTAGCGCTTTTATATTGTATTGTCATGACATAAAGTAGTTAAATATATCTTGTTCTTGTTTTAAGTCTTGTTGAAAAGAAAAGTTAAGTTGATTTTTTACTGTATCAATAGACTCTAATATTTGTCTTTGGTTCTCGGAACTGTATTCTTCTTGTGGTTCAGGTATGTATACACTTATTTTTGCCATTATCTACGTCCATCGGGTTGTGCGTCTAATCTAAATGTACCATAACGCCATGTTTCACCTGTGCTATCATTTTCTATTTTAAGAGAAACTAGTCGACCTCTTGCACGTGTATCTATTTTATCAGTAGATGAAGTTACTGTAAAGGGGCCAAGTGGTGAGCTGGTAGCTGTGTTGTTCGGATAATCATTTATAAATAATGTAACTTTAGAGTTACCAGTAATTAATTGATAGTCAGGTATAAATCTTCTAACAGACATAAAGAACTCGCCATCTCCTTTATAATTAACAGCTCCTGTTGTTTTACCTGCTCTACTTACTCCTGCAGTAATATCAAAATCTCCTGATCTAATAAATGCATCTATAGAAGTTGTTCCTGTAGTGTTGATCTGATCTGTTCCTTTCTCGTGTTCATAGTATATAGAAGCACCTGATTTATTTGTAATACCTTGAATAGGAAATACTGGAGTTGCTGTTAAAGTAAATTCAGTTGCAAAAGGTAAATCAAATACACCTTGATCCATATAACTAGATCTAGCTAAAGAACTTGTTGTCCAACAGTTTTCGCCATAGTT